ATCGTTTTGATTTGGTCCCGTTTCACTTTCAAAAGCAGATCCGAGGATTAGAAAAGGCGAAGAAAATTAAGTTTTTCTTCTCTCTATTACAATCCAAGTCTCTCTGTGAAAGTGTTCCGGAATCATTTATTCAAGAAACTCTCGAAAAACACCGTAACCAACTCTCTTCTCCTCATATTGGAGTGAATCAAGAAACTCTTGAATTACTCCGACAAAGAGGAAGAGATTTTGGAAAAGAGGTTGCCAAATTTTATAAACCAAATAAAGGTTTTAATCCTACAAACAAAGCTACTTTTGCCTTCCCTCGCAATGCAGGGGGAGTCAAAGGTGACTTAGTTTACCGGAAAGTACTTCACAACTCATCAATGAGTAGTGATGTATCCGACAGGATCGAACCTTTTGTTATTGGTTTGTTTGGGCAACCAGCTTCCGGAAAGAGTACCTCTCTTGCAAATTTGATTAGCAAGCTAAGTATTCTATTCCCTGGTGTAGATCGAAGAGATCTAACTTTTGAGCGAACTTGTAATACAGACCATTGGGACAACTACAGGAGTCAGCCGATCGTCATTCTTGATGACATCGGTCAATCCTTGGAAGGCGAAGATATAAAAGAGTTTCAAGCTCTTGTATCTTGCAATTCCTATATTGTTCCTATGGCAAAACTGGATGAGAAAGGGAAGTATTTCACTTCCCCCATCATCATCTGCACCTCTAATCTCCGATATGGAGATAGCCTTCGTGGAATTTACAAAGACACAGCAGGAATATTAGACGACGCCAGTTTCTGGCGACGTTTTCACATTCCTCTTTACTGTGAAAATGGAAAACTCCATCAATTGAAGGAACCACCAAACTGGACTAGGAAGAAGAATCTTCTTCATCCTGGTCTAGCGGTTCCTAGAGGTTCAGTGACCGAAAAACAACTTAACGGTCAAAATCAGTCTTTGATGTATTATTCCGAGAAACCAGAATTCACTTTAATCAATAAAGGTGAAGCAATGTGTGCCCTATGGGAACCCATTTCTCTACCTGATTTAGGTGAAAGAATGATTTCAACGTTTAAAGAACGC